CGATACACATGGTCGTTCCAATTGGAAACTAGCCATACATCAGGAACAACCTGATAGGATTATCTTTATAGGTGACTACTTTGATTCATTTGATATTCCAGGAGTAGAACAAATTCATAATTTTAAAGAGATTATTCAATACAAAGAAAATAATCCACAAATTGAAGTTACATTATTAATTGGCAATCACGACCATCACTACTTTCCAGAAATTGGATACACAGGTACAAGTGGATATCAATCTGGAATTGCACCTTCAATTACTCAAGTAATAGATGAAAATAGATATCATTTACAAATGGCTTATGGATTCGGAGATTATCTATTCACTCATGCTGGTGTAAGTCCTATATTCATGGATCAAGTATTTGGATCTGATGGTTGGTCTAAAGAGAGTATTGTAGTTGACTTAAATGAACTATTTAAATACAAACCTAAAGCATTTGAATTTAATGGCTTTGATGGTTATGGAGATAATACAACGCAAACTCCAATTTGGATTAGACCAGGTTCACTTATGAGTGCAAATAAAAAACATGATAAAGGATTAAAGAAAGATTATATTCAAATTGTAGGTCATACTCAAATGAGACGACTTGACCTAAAAGGATCAGATAAATTTACTGGTGGTAGATATTATTTTATAGATACAATGGATACATCAGGAGAATATCTTATAGTAGAAGACAATCAATTAAAAACTAATTCAGTAAAATAAAATGGGTAGGAAAAAGAAAGAAAATAAACCGATAGACTGTATTCAACCTGAATTTATTGTTTATAGTGATTTAGGTTATTATTGTGGGATGGGATTTGGTGGTGAGTTTCAATGGTCACAACATGAAAAAGAAGCTAAACCATTAAACCATATTAATAAGTACCATACTATAAAATATTTGGCGCCTCGAAATATTGACATTATATTTGAATATATTAAAAAATAAAAGTTATGTTTAATACAAAACATACTCTTTGGGTAGAGAAATATCGTCCTAGTATTTTAGAAGGATATTTAGGTAATGAAGAGTTTATTAATAGTTTACAAGGATGGATTGATAAAAATGATTTTCCTAATCTATTACTTCATGGATCAGCTGGTACTGGTAAAACAACAGCTGCTAAATTAGTTGTAGGAAATATCAATTGTGATTTTATATATCTAAATTGTTCTGATGAGAATGGTATTGATACAATTAGAGATAAAGTAAAACAATTTGCTTCTGGAGCTACATTTAAACCACTTAAAGTGGTTATATTAGATGAAGCTGATTTCTTAACTATAAATGCTCAAGCGGCACTTAGGAATGTTATTGAATCATTTAGTTTAACAACTAGATTTATATTTACTTGTAATTTTGTAGAGCGTATTATTGATCCATTACAATCAAGATTAACGTCATTTGCATTAAATACTCCCGAACCTAAAACCATAGCTAAACGTTTAAAGGAAATACTTGATATAGAACAAATAGAGTATGATATTAAAGATGTAGTTGAAATAATCAAAAAAACATATCCTGATATTAGACGAGCACTTAATTCACTTCAGGGTCTATCAATTGGAGGTAAATTAATAGCTAAAAATATTATTGATAGTCATTATACAGAACAAATAATTAATGAAGTCAAATCAAAGAAAAAAACATCATTTAATAATATCAGACAACTTATAGCAGATAATAATGTGACTGATTTTACAGGTTTATATAAGGAACTACATAATGAGTTCTCATCACCTGATGCTACTATAATTATAGAAGAATACTTATTTCATTCAACAACTATACCTGATAAAGAAATATGTTTTATGTCCGCAATCGCTAAACTTTTAAATATATAATATGAGTCAACAAGAACAAATTAAATTAAACATTGACCTAAAGAAAACAACTCCGATTGTTTGTGATGAGTGTGGTCATGATGTATTCCAAGAAGGTCTTATGCTTAGAAAAGCAAATAAATTTTTAACAGGTACACCTCAAGATGCTCTAATTCCATTACCTGTATTTAGTTGTTCTAAATGCGGTCATGTTAATGAAGCATTCCTACCAGAACCATTAAAGAATCTAGATGAATCTATTTGATTGGATAAATCAGATAACATATAATAAACAACCGTGGAATACATTTACGGATGAAGATAAATCTGAATTTAATACATTCATGATTCATCGTTTTATAAGTATGAATCCAGATTACATTGATGTTGTTAATATGATTCAAAAATATCCTAATTGTCCTAATAGAATGGTTTATAAATTCTATTGTGATTTATTACCTAAAAAGAAATCATTCTTTAAATATATTAAAGCAAGTGGTAAAAATGACTCTGAGACTATTAAAGCAGTAGCTGAATATTATCAATGTAGTACTCGTGAAGCTAAAGATTATGTTAACATAATTGATACTCAATTAGTAAAAAATACTTTTAACTTGGGGACGCCAAGTACAAAACAAAAAAGGAGAAAAAAACAATGATTACATTTTTATTAGGTGTTTCAGCTACAGTTGTGGTTGGGATACTGGTTTGGCTTACTATTGGTGCTATTAAGGTATCAAAAAAGGTCAAGTCAATAGAAGAAGAAATGAGAAATGTCTGGATGGATATTGAGTCTAGATACAATTCAATTGAACGTGATCGACACGATTTACAAGAAGTTACTGATCGTAGAATTGATAATAACATTAGTTATATTGATTCACGATTAGATAAACTAATTAATGAAATAAGCAATAAGTTTATCACTAAAAAAGATAAACTAGATAATACAGTAAATTATTAACAATTAATTAACTTGGCGTCCCTAGTTAAATTAACTAAATTTAAATTATAAATACATTCTATATGAGTAAAATAATTGAACGCCCACAAGATGATATTACATGGTCAGTGATGGAAGATTTAAAGTTGAGAGCAGATGTAGGTTTAAAAAAATATAATACAACATTAGGTGAAAATAACCATCAAAATATGCTTCAACATGCGTATGAAGAAGCATTAGACATGGCTCAATATTTAAAAAAAGAAATAACTACATTAAATACAATTCAAGATTTAGTTAATAAATATCCTAATGATATGCAGTTGGGAGAACAAATAAGAATGAAATATGGCAAAAAATAAATTAACTGAAGTTGAATTAAAAATAAAAAATACTGCACCTAAAGAAATAGATTATAGATTTCAAACCACAGTATCTTATTCTCAATATTCTATATATCGTAGATGCCCTCATCAATGGTATTTGAATTATGTTAAAGGTTTAGCTTCATATCAAGCATCAATTCATACTATATTTGGTACTTCAGTTCATGAAACAGTACAACATTATTTAAAAGTAATGTATGAGGAAAGTGGAGCAGCTGCTGACAGAATAGATATAATAGCTATGTTTAATGAACGTTTTAGAGCTGTGTACAAAGAAGAATTTGAAAGAAGTAAACAACATTTCTCTAATCCAGATGAGATGAAAGAATTTTTTGAAGATGGGGTTAGTGTACTTACTTGGTTTAAAAAACATCGTACTCAACTTTTCTCAACTCGTAATGTAGTATTATTAGGAATTGAGATGCCATTAATGGTTAATCTATCTAAAAATTTATTCTTAAAAGGTTATATTGATTTTGTATTATATGATAAAGATTTAGATAAAGTTTATATATATGATATCAAAACATCAAGACAAGGATGGAATGATAAAGCTAAAAAGGATGAGATAAAAATATCTCAAATATTACTTTATAAAGAATATTTTTCAAAACAATATAATATTGATATTGATAAGATTGAAGTTGAGTTTTTTATAATGAAAAGAAAAATTTGGGAGAATGATGCATTCCCTATACCTTATATATCATCATTTAAACCAGCTAGTGGTAAAACAAAACGTAAACAAGCAATGGAACGATTTAATTCATTCTTATCTGAATGTTTTGATGGTGATGGTAAATCAATAGATAAAGAATATCCTAAAATAGTAAGTAAAGATTCTTGTACTTATTGTCCATTCAGTAATGATAAAACACTTTGTAATAAGAATGTTGTTTTTTGATTTCTGTATATATTTATATACGCAATAAAAGCAATATATTATGGCAGAAAATAAATTAACAAGTGTTAAAGTTAGTGAAGAGTTATTTGAAGAATTTAAAGTACTATGTGTACGTACAAAATTCTCACTTCAAAAATTAGTAGATAGAAGTATTCATATGTATTTAACTGATGATGATTTCAGAAAAGAAATACACGCTCACAATAACTTAGCATTATCCGGTAGTCAAGTTTAAAAAATAATTAAAATACGTTATGAAAGAAGGTTACATTCCTAAAGAACAGAGAAAAAAAATACTCTTATTATGTGATGATATTAGATTTACATCTGGTATTGCTACTATAGCTAGAGAAATGGTTGTAGGTACATCTCATGTCTTTAATTGGACAAATGTAGGTGGTGCTATTAATCATCCAGAACAAGGTAAACGACTTGATTTAAGTCCAGACACTAACATATTTAATGAAATTAATGATGCTAGTGTATTTGTATATCCAGTATCAGGTTATGGTGATCCTCAATTAATTAGAACATTAATAGACATAGAAAAACCAGATGTGTTAATGTTTTTCACTGATCCAAGATATTGGACTTGGTTATTTCAAATGGAAAATGAAATTAGAAAAACCATACCTATGATTTACTTAAATATTTGGGATGAATATCCAGCACCATTATATAATGAGGCTTATTATGAATCATGTGATGGATTAATGGCTATATCAAAACAAACACTTAATATAAATAAATTAGTGTTAGGTGATAAAGTTAAGAATAAAATATTAAGTTATATACCACATGGTATTAATGAAAAAATATTTCATCCTGTAGATAAAAATGATTCTAAATTATTAAAAGCTAAGACTCAGATTTTTAAAGATAAGAATTATGATTTTACTTTAATGTTTAATTCTAGAAACATTAGACGTAAATCAGTTCCTGATACACTAGCTGCTTTTAAGTTATTTTTAGATAAATTACCTAAAGAAAAAGCAGACAAATGTGCTATTATATTACATACACAACCTATTGATGAACATGGTACAGATTTATATTCTGTTAGGGATATATTATTTACAGAAGAACAATGTTCTCAAATATATTTTTCAGATCAAAGAATATCATCTGAAGAAATTAATTTATTATATAATTTATCTGATGCTGTTATATTATTATCATCTAATGAAGGATGGGGTTTATCATTGACTGAAGGTATGATGTGTGGTAAAATGATTATAGCTAATGTTACTGGTGGTATGCAGGATCAAATGAGGTTTGAGGATGAAAACGGCAATTGGATTGAGTTTGATAAAGATTTTTGTTCTAATCATTTTGGAACATATAAAAAATGTGGAGATTGGGCAGTACCAGTATTTCCAAGTAGTATAAGTATACAAGGTTCAGTACCTACACCTTATATATTTGATGATAGAGTTGATTTTAAAGACGCAGCTGATGCTATAATGAAAGTATATGAGTTAGGAGCTGAAGAAAGAAAACGCAGAGGTGATTTAGCTCGTGAGTGGGTAACATCAGAAGAATCTAAAATGAGTGCTTCTAACATGAGTAAAAATATTATTAACCATGTTGATACAGTATTAAACAATTGGGTACCAAGATCAAAATTTGAGTTAATTAAAATAGAACCGTTAAAAAGAAATCATATTCGTCACAAATTAGTTTATTAATAGTTATGAAACCATTATTAGTTATAAGTTGTCCTATAGACACAATGTCAGGTTATGGAGCTAGAAGTAGAGATGTAGTTAAAGCACTTTTAAAATATGATAAATATGATATTAGAATCATATCTCAACGTTGGGGAAGTACATCATATGGTGCTTTAAACCCTAACAAACCAGAAGATAAAAATATATTGGATTTAATTTGGAAACAACCTCAATTACCAAAACAACCAGATATCTGGATTCAAATTACAGTACCAAATGAATTCCAACCTATAGGTAAATTCAATATTGGTATAACAGCTGGTATTGAAACTACAATTTGTGATCCAAGTTGGATTGAAGGAATTAATAAAATGAATTTAACTTTAGTATCATCTGAACATGCTAAAAAAGTATTTGAATCATCATCATTTGAGAAAAAAGATCCTAATACTAATCAATCTCTTGGTGTAGTTAAATTAGAAAAACCAATTGAAGTACTATTTGAGGGAGCTGATTTAAATAAATATTTTCATATTGATGATGATAATTTAGAAGAAACAGAATTAGTAGCTTCATTAGATGAAATAGAGGAAGATTTTTGTTTTCTATTTGTAGGCCATTGGTTACAAGGTAATATTGGTGAGGATAGAAAAAATGTTGGTTACATGATTAAAGCATTTTTAGAAACATTCAAAAATAAAAAATCAAAACCAGCTCTAATTCTAAAAACATCTCAAGTTACTAATTGTATAATGGATAGAGATGAAATATTGAAAAAAATAGATGCTATTAGACAGACTGTTAAAGGTGATTTACCAAACATTTATTTACTACATGGTGATTTAGATGATAAAGATATGAATGACTTATATAACCATGGTAAAGTAAAAACAATGGTGTCATTAACTAAAGGTGAAGGATTTGGAAGACCATTACTTGAATTTAGTTTATCTAAAAAACCAATTATAGCCAGTGGATGGAGTGGACATTTAGATTTTCTCTATCCTGATTATAATATCTTAGTAAAAGGAACTTTAACCAATGTACATCCATCAGCAGTTGTTAAAAATATGATATTAGCTGAATCACAATGGTTTACTCCTAATGATGGAGATGTAGCTGACGCGTTTAAAAAGACTTATAATGAATATAATAAATATTTTGAATTATCTAAACGTCAATCCCATCATGTTAAAACAAATTTCTCATTCGATAAAATGGCTGAGGTTTTGGATACTATATTGGAAACTAAGGTACCTAAACAAGTAGAATTAAAATTACCTCAATTAAAGAAAATTTCATTAAACAATGACAAGTAATGAATTTATAGTTTGGTTTACAGGTTTCACAGAAGCATGTAATGATTTTCACCCAACTCCTAAACAATGGGACCGTATCAAAGAAGTTTTAAATGAAATCCAAGACTATAATGATAATCCTGGAATAGATGATGAAATAGATAATTGTTACTACATAAAAGAAATACCATTAAATGGAACTATACATGTAACAGGATCTGGAGTATCAGCTAATACTTTCTCTACCTCATCAAATGGAACTTCAATATCCACTACAATGGTATGGAATGATAAAATGGGAAATTGGCACTACACTAACCATCCAGAAGGATTTGGATATTATATAAACAGTACATTAGAAAATAAAAAGAAAGAAAATGAATGATAAATTAGTAATATGTTCTCATTGCGAGTCAGATGCTTGCTATGAACATGAAAGCTCAGATAAGATAATTATATGGAATTGCATGGGTTGTGGTTTCACAACTAATGAAGTTATGATTGATGGAAGTCAATTAGTACTTGATACAGAAGAAGTATTGCCTGAGCTATATAAAGATATTAAATTTGTAGATGATAAAAAACGAGTTTGGTATCCAACAGTACTTAATGTACCTAGTAAAGGTACTGTGTTCGCTAATGGTACTAGTAAGGATAATTGGGGATGGGCAGGTATTATAGCTGTTGAGACAACAGATGAAGAAAAAAATAAACTAAAAGGAGCCACTCATAAATCAGATCCTAAAACATTAAAAACATTTGATAAAATGTCTTTTGATGAGGCGTGTGCTTATATTAATTTAATCTAAAAATAAGGTCATGGTAACAATTAGTTTTGCTATTACTGCTTGTAATGAACATGAAGAATTAGATAGACTTTTGAACCAACTTCATACTCATATAAATGATGGAGATGAGGTTATAGTTCAATTAGATAAAACTGCTACTAAAAAAGTTCGTGATGTAGTTAAAAGTTATGAAGCACGAGGTACAAGATATGAATATGAGGTTATAGAATATTCTTTAAATAATGATTTTTCTTCTTTTAAAAATAATCTTAAAAATAAATGTTATAAAGATTGGATTTTCTTTATTGATGCTGATGAGTATTTAAGTGAAGGGTTATTAGATAATATTCATAGTATACTTAATATAAATAAAGGATTAGTTGATGTTATAGCTGTACCTAGAATTAATACAGTGGATGGATTAACTAGAGATCATATTGATAAATGGAAGTGGTTTGTAGATGAAAATGGATGGATTAACTATCCTGATTATCAAACTCGTATTTGTTTTAATTCAGCAGAAATAAACTGGGTAAATAAAGTACATGAACGTTTATCAGGATGGAAGCGAATAGCTAATCTACCTGAAGGATATGATTTAATTCATCCTAAGACAATTGAAAGACAAGAACATCAAAATAATTTTTATAATACATTATAATATGGATCAACTAACACAATTAGGAGTTAAATACAATACTGATAAAGCTACTGATCATAATTTTACTCCATTTTATGATAGCTTTTTAAATCAATATAGAGAAACATTTACTAATATTTTTGAAATTGGAGTCCAATATGGTCCAAGTATTAGAATGTGGTCTGATTATTTTCCAAATGCTAAAATATATGGCGCTGATATTAATTTATTAATAGAGAAGGAAAATGATAGAATGTTTTTATTTGATAAGATAGATCAATCTAATAGAGAAGATTTAGCTAAAGTACTAGACCAATCAAGTTTCGATGAATTTGATTTAATTATTGATGATGGTGGTCACACAATGAAACAACAACAAGTTAGTTTAGGATATTTATTTCCTTTTGTTAAGCCAGGAGGATTTTATATATTAGAGGATATACATACTTCATTCCAAGAACGTTTTAATGATTATGAATGTCATGTTAACACATGTCAAATGCTTCAAAATATAAATCATTATGGTAAATTATATTCTAATTATATGACTGAAAAAGAAATAAATTATATATTCAATAATATCAGTAATGTTGATTTTTATACCAACTCACCTAATTTAAGCCATAGCATGACTTGCATTATACAAAAAATAAAATAATAAAATAACAATGATTAAGATAGAAAACATCCAGTCTCTAATTAGTAATCATGTATCACCTTACATTTATAATGCTAAAGCGTTTAAACCAGGTGAAACACCTATTTACTACTCAGGTCCATATTGGGATGATAAAGAAACTGAAGCAGCTATAGATTCATTTCTAAATGGTAAATGGATCACAGCTGGAGAGAAAGTATATAAATTTGAGAATAAATTTAGTAAACGATTTAATACTAGACATTCACATATGGTCAATTCAGGAAGTTCAGCTAATTTAATTTTAATAGCTGCTTTAAAGAAAAGATTTAAATGGGAAGATGATGATGAGATAATTGTATCACCTGTTGGGTTTGCAACTACTATTTCTGTATTATATCAAAACAGATTAAAACCAGTATTTGTAGATATTGAATGGAATACTTTAAATTTTGATGTTAATCAAATTGAATCTAAAATAACATCTAGAACTAAAGGTATATTTATATCACCTGTATTAGGTAATCCTCCAGATATGGATAAATTAATTAAATTATGTGTTAAATATAATATAAAATTAATAGGAGATAACTGTGATAGCTTAGGAAGTAGATGGGATGGAAAATATTTAAATGAATATTATGTAGCATACGCTAACTCTTTTTATCCAGCACATCATATTAGTACAGGAGAGGGAGGAATGTGTTGTACAGATGATGATGAATTAAAAAAATTATTTGTAAGTTTAAGTTGGTGGGGTAGAGATTGTTATTGTATTGGTTCCGCTAACTTATTACCTTGTGGAACATGTGGGAATAGATTTGATAAATGGTTAGAAAACTATGATGGTGTTATAGATCATAAGTATGTGTTTAGTGAAATGGGATATAATTTAAAACCATTAGATTTACAAGGTGCAATTGGTTTAGTTCAACTTGATAAATTAGATGAAATTGAAGCTAATAGAAAAGTTTCTAGAAATACTTTATCTAAAATATTCACTGATAATATACCTGGTCTAAGAATACCAGATGTATTACCTAAAGCAGATCCATGTTGGTTTGGTACTCCATTTATATGTGATGAACCAGGATTAAAACATAGACTAGTAGAATATCTAGAAGCAAATAAAATACAAACTAGAAATTATTTTGCAGGTAATATCTTACTACACCCAGGTTATTCTAAACTTGATGACTATAATTTATATCCGGAAGCAAATAAAGTACTTGATAAGGTATTTTTTATAGGAGCAGCTCCACATTATACAGAACCTGTATTTAATTATATAAATGATGTTATAACTAAATTTAAATGAAAATATTAGTACTAGGAGATGGTTTATTAGGAAGTGAGATTGTAAGACAAACAGGATGGGATTATATTTCTAGAAAAAAAGACAATATTGATTTTATTAATGATTCATTATCTTTTTATTTAGGGCATTATGATGTCATATTAAATTGTTTAGCTAATACAGACACATACTCAACAGATAAAGAAAGTATATATTCTATTAATTATCATTTTGTTATTAAATTATCAAATCTTTGTAAAACATTAAACAAAAAATTAATTCATATATCCACAGATTATGTTTA